TCTTTATAGAAATATTCAATACCGTTTTCTGCACCTGCTTGTTCAATGTATCTGTGATACATAACCCAAGTACCATGACAATCCCATAATGCTTTGTATTGACCTTGTTCATCTTTTTGATCAAGGTTTAATTTTTTTAATATAGCTAATGCTCTACTATCTATTGGTTTTCCCATATTATATTCCTCTTTCTGTGTATAGTTTATTTATTTCTTGCTTACTGACTTTATACACATAAGCCATAGCACCACTTAAGTTTTTTCTTCTATCAGTTCTTTCAATTTTACCTTGTTTATATAACTCAGTTACTCTTGGTCTAACTGTAAAAGGACTTAAGTTTAATAATTCAGCAACCTCATCTGAAGTTGCACCAAAATTACCCTTATTACATATTACATCATATACTTTAACTCTTATAGTTTCAGCACCTGCTTTAATTAATTCAGCAGCTTCTAATGATGTACCATTTTCTTTACTCCCTGGGGAGTATGGGTATGATTGTTTCTCCATTTGTAAACTCCTTACTGTTAAAATTTTCAAAACCAATATATTCTGGTGGTGCTTTTTTCTTTTGCACAAAATGCCAAAATAATATTTCTGCATTTTCTAATTGATCTTGAAAATCTTTATCTTCAGTTATTTCCATAACTTCATATTTCATATTACCAAAAAATACTGACACATAACATCTTTTAGCAGATGCACACATTAAGTAATGTTGTATTTGTGCTTTATATTTATCAGCAATCTTTTTTGGATTACTAAATGCATTTGTATGTTTACATTCTAAAATAGATACTCCTATTTTCATATCTTCTTTATTTTTAGGATTAGGCATAATTAATCCATCTACATGAGCATACATAAATTTATATTTTGGATGAAAAAAAGTTTCTTGTTTTCCATGAACTTCTAATCCAGTTTGTTTTGTAAACCAATCTATATTAAAACTTTCTGTATGTATTCCCATTTGCACAGGTAACACATCAGATAAATCTGCAGGTTCGGTAGCACCTGTTTTTTCTTGCCACAGCTCATACCATTCACCTTGGTATAATCTTGTTGCATCAGATCCACCTAAACCTTGATTTCTATCAAACTCTGTCAAATTGTACCTCCAATTTTAAAATAATATTTATCTTTTATATTTATTGACAATGGATCTAACTTTAAGACCAAGACTTTCGGCTTTTGTTTCTTGAAGTTTTTTCCATTTTTCTTTCTTTTGTTTTTCATCTTTTAACCTCAACTTTTCTATTTCATTTACATACTTCCAAGGAAGTGTACCATTTAATATTTTTGTTGCTGTCTTAACATAAATATCTTCATCGTATTCTATTTGTTTATAAAATTTAAGCAAACGCATACGAAACAGCATTTGTCTATTATGGGGAGCTGAATAATCTATATTAACTTTACGTTTGAGATTCTTTATCATTTACAAATGTTCCCTCTTTAAATTTAGTTAACATGGCATCAAGCTCTTTTTCTTTAAGCTTAAATTTCTTAATAATAGATCTTGCTTTTACAAGATAATGGATAGCATCTATTAATTCTTCAATAGTTTCTTCTGTCCATTCATCTAAAGGTCTATCATTAGAATCCATTGTTTTACCAAATTTTTCCATACCTTGCATATGTCTATCAACTATTTTAGTGATAACTTCATTTACAATAGGATCATTTGTAATCTCATGTGGATTAAAGTCTGGATTTATTGTCATTGTTTTTGCACCTTTGGAGTTAATGTTATTTGCATATCTAAAGCATCTGCCCAGCAGCAGAATAACCAACCACTTGGTTTTCTTATTCCACATTCCCATTTAGAAACTAATCCTTTAGCTACCCCTAAGATTTCATCCATTTCTAATTGTGATATTCCTTTTGCTTTTCGTGCTACCACAAATTGCGGTATTACTTGATTATGAAATATCGGGCCTAATGCTTCTTGATTTGCCATATTTAAAGCATACGCACAAATTTATAAATGTCAACACCCAATGTGCGTTGCTTGAAACATAGTAAAATAGCAACGCAATTGGGGTCATTAGCATACCATGGTTTTCGCTAACTATTAAAGTCTTAGACAGATTACTCTGATGCTTTAAATTCGTTTAAATCCCAATGAAATTTATCACAAATATCTAACAATTGATGTGCAAATATTCGGTTTATTCCATTTTCAAATTTTTGTATTTGTTGATATGTTACACCAATTACAACAGCTACATCTGATTGAGTTAATTTAGATTTTTTTCTTAATCTTTTAAGATTTTTTTGAATTTTACTATGATTTAAATTATCTACAGGTTTCATTTATATCCTTTTTAAGTTCATTAAATATTGCATGATTGTTATCAATTGCCCAATAATTTTTTTTATTAAGTCTTAATTGTATATGATACAATATACTTGTATGATCTTTACCAGTTAAAACACCTAATTGTGGTAAAGAAAAAGCTGTACATTCTTTTAATAAATTAATAGCCATTGATCTCGGCAGCACTAAATATTGTTGTCGCATTGTGCTAAATAATTCAGACTTTTTAATTTTAAACCAAGTACATACTTTGTCTATTATTATATCATATACTTTTTCATTATGAATTGGTTTATTATCTGGTATAAATTTAAAGATAGTTTTATTTCTTTCTTTAGCATCTTTAAATCCTGCATTGTATATATCATGTTCTCTATCTGTATACAATTTTACTATTGCATGATCAGATGGTTTTAAATATGTTTTAGACATTTCCTTTTCTCCTTGAAGCTTCTAATGTTCTCCAAACTTCTATTTTATATATAGCAGTTTGTCGTTTATTTTTACAATCTTGTAAAGCTTTTAATGAATCTTTTTTAACTTTTAAAAATTCTATAAATTCTTTACTTGCGTAAAAATTATGTTCAGCTTTTGATACAGATAATTCTGATTCTATTACAGATTTACCTTTAATATGTTTTTCGGTATCTTTCATAGATTCTTGAGCTGCAGTTAATTCTGCATGTATTTCATCTGTATTTGCTAAATACAATAAAGCTTCTTCAATATCATTTAGATTCATTTTCCTCCTCAAACATTTTACCATCAAATGATTTATCTTCCCATGTTTCATGAGATTCACTACAATCTACATTGTATGTACCATCTTTAGTATTTACAGTTACACAACCACTAACATGACCTTCAAATGCAAATGAACCCCATTCTTCTAAAAATCCAAAATCATACCATTTTTGTTCTAACCAATTTTGATCTATTTTAAAATCTGTATAATTTGTTTTTTCTAATTCAAATACTTGAATTATATTTTTAGTTTCATTTTCATAAACTAATGGAATATATTGTGTAATCCATCCATCTGGTGTATATTTTGATATATCTGTTATATCTATATTTGATTTATCTTTGTCCATAAATACAAAATTTCCATCAAAACCACCTTCATCATGACCACCTTCAAAATGTAATCTAATATAACGTATTCCATCATCATACATTTTTTTGTATACTTCTTTTAATGGCAAAGCATTTTTCTTTTTAATTTGTAAAGAAAAACTTTCGCCTTTTTTATATTCAGTCCACCAATCTTTGTGGTTTGTACTATGATCAATATATTGACCAATTAATTTAATATTTTCACCTATCATAATTTATGTTGTCCTTTCCGCATCCATGATGCTATTCTTACATTTTTAATCCAATCATCAAAGCTAGGTATAAAACCTAAATCTTCGATAATATGTTTTTCTACTATTAGTCTTACTGGTATTTGTTTACCATCACTGTTAGTGATTGTATGACCAAACTCTTTTTCGGCAGCAAAACATCCTTCTGCATGATGCCTCAAAGCTCTGTGTGCAAAATGAGAAGTAAGTTTTTTACTCTCATCCATCCAATCGTGTATGGGTTGGTAGTCGTTTATACTACCACCCCATTTTTTAACACTTGATTGGCTATGATAAAAACAATTAGCCATTATACATTCCTTCCCAATAGTCAGAGTTCATCATCTCTGCTACTTGTTTTTCTCTTTTTCTCGAAACATTGTAAATAGCTCCTCTGGTGATTGGGTGTGTTGCCCAGTCAGTCGCTGTTTGATAAACCGCAAAAAGAGTATTGCCATATTTAGCAACATACTTACCCCATAAAGAGTCCAAATCACGCATGACAATGATACTGTTGTTATCGATATCGAGATTTGTTTTACGATTGTTAGCCAATGTTTTTCTGAATAGTTCTGTAACATCGTTTTGCCTCACTTTCTTTTGCATCATTTTAAACATTTCGTTGCCCATTTCTTTATGGCTTTCTAAACCATCACGAAATTCAGCAACACTGTAAGTTATATCCTGTTTGGAACTATGTTTATTGTAAACAGTAAAAGTCCAATCTGGTCTAACCATACCATTTAAACACCACATATAAATAGATGAAAACATAATCTGCTGTCCCCATTGACCATCAAGTGATGAATAAATTCTAACTTGTGGAATAATACATTCGTTAGCACGTTCATGAGAATCTAAATAGATTTGTCTATTCCAAAAGTTTATATTACGTCTAAACTTTTTACCATCTGCATAAACATGATCTTCTGTAGTTATTTGCCATTTATTTATATCTGGTATTGCATCAAGTATTACATCATTAACTTTTTCTGCTAAATCAGAATAAGGTCTGACAATATAATCGTCAGAATGTATACCTAATAGTTTACCATTATCTTTTCTTACAAGAGCATATCTATTTACAGGAGTATCTTCTTGGTCAATAGCTATATCTTCTTCTCTTTCAGACCAATAAAACAACTGTTTTTTATCAACTTCAAAATACGCACTTGGATCTATTGTGAGTAGATCATCTTGTTGTATTTGTGTATTTGTTTGCATAAGACCTCTTTCTTTCTTTTCGGTTAATCAATCCCCCTCATTCGAGGGGGATATAAAATAATAAATATTAAATAGTGTAAACCATGACAGGCGTATATTACAATTTAACCTTACTGGACTATCTAATTTCTTATTATTGTAGGACTTTAGCTGTAATTAAAGTCTAGAGCCTAATTACAACAGGTTGCTAACTTACCTATTTGTGTACAACAAATTTTATTTATTACGTTTACGTTTAGTTGGTTTAACTTCTGGATAAACAATTGGCGATCTAAATTCATTAAGCCATTTGTCATGTTCTTTCCAACTAAACTTTTTCGGTTTCTGTTTTTTTTCTTTTGTCATAAAACCAATCTTTAACCTTTCCTATTTTAAAATTATGTTTTCTTGATTTTTGTTTAGATGCAAATTCGGTAGCATCTTTTTCAGTAATAAAACATTGATTAGTAAATAAAGACCAATTGTCTGTTTTTTTCAAAGACCACAAAATACAATACATTATGCATCCCTTGATATACTAAACTTATTGGTATCATTAATCATACCAGCAACAAAAACTAACATATGCCATACATAAATATCATAAGTTAAAGCTCTTGTTTTACAGAAATAAAATGAAGGATCTTGATTTTCATATTCTAATTCTGTTGGTATGTTCTTTTCTAATAAAAAAGTTTCACAACCTGGATTACCATTAAAGATTATATGTTCATCAGTAATTTCAACATCAACTAAATTTGTATCTGCAATACCGTCAATATAATCAGCTTCATGTTTAATTTGTTTCCATTGATCGTCAGTAAAATTAATATATTGATGCCAATAATTAGTATATCCCATGTTTACTCCTTTGCTTTTGCTTGGTTTAATTTATATTCATACCTAGATTCTTCAGCAGCTTCAATTTCAAATGGTATTTCTTCTGTAGTAACACCAATATCTTTTAAGCCTTTTTCAAATTCTTCAGTATTTATTTTACATTCTGCATAATTAGTTTGTAAATTTTCTAATTTATCCAAAAAGTCTTGTTTAACTTTAGACATATATATCCTTATTTATTAGTCTGCTTTTTTCTTATTTCATATGGAAGTTCTACTTTTTCAGGCATATGTTTAGCAATAGCTATACATAATCCTATGAAAGCTCTTATTGGAAACATAATAGCTGTCCATATCCATTGAGCTAATACATTCATTAACCAGTTTTGTAGTTTATTAAACATTTCTACCTCTTTCTTATTTGTTATTATACACTTATTAATTGTTATAGCAAGACATTCGGCAGCACCTCATGTTTTTGCCCCACCCGAGTTCCGAAAAAATTCGAAACACGATAAAAAAATGCCCATGGCTCAGAGCCGAGCCACAGGCA